CCTTAATTTTTTCAAGATTATTTTGTTTCCAAGCTTCTAATTGTTTATCTGCAGCTGATTGTGACTGTGATTGTACAAATTTTTGTGCTTCTTCATTTGATTCTACAAATGCCTTAAAATCATCGAAAGTGAAGTCTGTAGCACCTTCTCCTTCAGCAAACATTTGTAAATCCATTGGTAATAGGTTTGGTTTCATTTTTTTCTCCTTTCGCCCCACGATTCGACTAATCGCCCCGCATTGCTTTAGATTTATTTATTGCGCCCCACCATTCAATTAAGTCCAGCATTGCGCTAGTTTAACGTCATTTCGGACAAAATAAAAAGCCTAACTTTCGTCAGACTTTAATTGCTTTTCTTCTCTTAGTAAATGCTCTTCATAATCTGCATCTAAGTAATCATAGGGATCCATCTAATCACTTCCAATTCTTATGGACCAGTTCAGCACCTAACATTTGATAATCAGTGACAGCATCTTTTACATTTTGCAGAGTCCTAGACACAATCGAAATAGTTAATTTACTTTTTCTACCTGGTATAGAATACAAAATATCGACATGGCAATAATTACCACTCCAAACTGATTCAAGCCCATCTTTAACGATATTACCGTTGCCGTCTCTTAAAGTGTGCTTGGTCAAATATCTTTCGTTTTCTTGTTCAAAAACTTTTTTATAGGCTTTTTCTGTACCATTGGTAACTTCTAGATTCAACACTGCTTCAAATAATCCTTTCATAACCTCACCTCCAAATTTAAGCATAAAAATAGCACTCAAAGTTATCCTTTAAGTGCTTAGTATCTTATTTTTTAGAGTTAGCAATTATTGTTTCCTTAAGAACTCTCTTATCCTCGTTAGTTATTCCATTGAAATAAAATTCAGAAACATTATCGAAATGAACATACCCTAAATTGTCTTCTTCTAGTCGATTGAACATATATTCAAAATTTTCTAAAGTTTGTTCAGAATAGTCACCGTTTAGACTACCAAAAGAAAATTCCAAATGTTGCATTAGTATCTTCATTTCTTCACCCCTAACATTGTCCTATTTAAAATGTTATATATAGCACCTTTTTGAATACCATCATACCCACTTATAAGCGCATATATATCTTTCTGAGTATCCATTAAAAAGTTTTTCGATAATAAAAAAGCATAATATTTTGCATCTTCTCCAAAATTATCTGCTATTTTTCTAAAAGCTTCTCTTTCTTTCAAAAAGATAGAATCATCAAGTAAATTTATTTTTTCAAGCAAGTATGCCGTTATCAATTGGCCGTTATTGCCATTATTTGCATATTCTTGTGCTTTAAATTTGGCACTAGTAAAATAACTCCCTCGTCCATTTGCAGAAGACCTAGCTCCTGAAATATCGAAATGGCTTCTTAAAAATCTATCAATTTGATCTTGCGATGTGTCATCACCATACTTAAAATCTACAATACCTCTATAGACTGGTATTAAATCGTCTACATCGGTTACCTTTTGAGGCAAACCGTCAAATCCGTTATTTTTCAATAAATATCTGATAAATTTTGATTTTTCATCGGTATAGGGATTATTTTTATCTGCAAATTTTTTATCTTCAAACAACTTTATCACGTCAATACCTGTTTCATTTTTATAATTACTAATGACATCTTTCGTTCTATTAATTATATCATTAATTCTTTCTGTGTCGCCAATATTTTCTTCTGTTAGTTTAGAAAGACTAAATCTATTGGCTATTGTAGTTGATTTCGGATGATTTAATTTAATGCCCCACTGCTTACTTGCAAATTCATCTAATAAATCACCAAACATCTCTTCATACAATTTATCTATGTCATCACTAATTTCAGGAACCATTGGTATTTCAGTACAACGGCAACGTCCATGATACGGTGGGTGCCAATCATCTTTAATCTCTTTTCCATGACGTCTACCACAAATAGAACAAACACGTTCATCTTCTGCCGACCAGCTTTGTGTTTGCTTAATACCTACATCCTTTAGCGATTTTCTTACACCTTCTACCGCAAAATGTGAATATTCTGTTCTGACAAGATTTTCAATCGATCGATTAAACTTTCCTTGTTCCAATTTAAACATGCCGCTAACAACACCATCGTTTTTCATCGTTCTAAGAGCTTCTAAAACACCTTCGCCACTTGCTAAAGAATTAATAATAGAATTACTTAGACGTTGCTCTAAACTTGAAATATTGCCCCACAAGCGAGATGAAAAAGTTTTGCCGCTCCATGGATAATTCAGAATGTTTTCCAGCTCTTTTTTTGATAAACCAGGTGCTGAACCGCCTAATAATTGCATCAACGTATTAGAATTAGAATTGTAGATTCGTTTTGTAATGTTCTCTAAGTCGTTATTAAATTTACCGTTAACATCACTGGATATTGCTTCACCTGCAAGAGTAGAAAAGATGTCTGCTCGTAACTGTAACAAGCGATTAACTTTCGCATAGTCAAAGGATGGAAAATATTCATCAATAAACTGCTTATAAGCTTCGTCAGACTCCATCAACTTTTCATAGTTCTTCTCAATATACTTACGGTACTTCTCTTGGTCTCGTTTGCTAAAGTCTTCTAGCATTTCACTTTGAGTGATATCGTGTAAATCAGCTTGTGACAACAGCTGTCTTTGAATTTTAACTAAAGCACGTTCGAAAACAGATTCTAGCTCATTAAGAGTTTTCTTTTCCAGTTTCAAACGTGCTTTATCTTCTAATCCACGACGTTTTTCCCAATAACGTTCACTAGCCGTTGTTTTCTTCTTCGTCATTACCTGCACCACCTAGTTCATCATATTCACCGCTAGGATAATCTTGACCTTGTTCTAAATTCATCAAGTCCATTTCATAATCTGGGTCTTTAACAAATGGAATCTGATTAATAATTGTTCGTTTGGATACAAACGGTGAAAGTTTAGGCAATGCATCAGCAAGATAACCGATGTCTGTTGGCAAGCTACGACTGAATGTGAATACAATTTTTGACACATCAACATCTAATTTATCCCTAAATTTAATAAAGGCAGACATCGTCTCAGCTGCCTCTTTCAATCCTTCTTTAAAATACTGTTCTTTAGTATTTGTTTTAGCTTCTAGTGCAATAATTTGCCATTTGCGAGCTTCGCCAGAGCTATTAGACTTAAATACTTCATCATTGAAATCAATTGACTTAGTTACCGTGTAATAAAGCTTTTTCAGCTTATCAAGATGATACTCGTTGAAATCTTTATTAATGTCTTTCGTTACATACCCAACCTTAGCTTGTGGATCTGGCAAATTAATAATACCTAATTGTTCCATCATTCTTTGTGCTTCTTTTTCATCTAATCGTGAGCCACTAATGGCCATATAAGCAAGTTTAAACTGTTCAACTTCGTTTTGTTGGTCTGATAAGCTTCTATCAAATGCATCAGAAAGTTCTTCCGCCACTTCAAAATCGCAATAACGATTCGTGTTATTTTTAAATTCTGATAGGTAAAACGTTTCTAGCGGATTTTCTACTTCCTCAATCAATTTAAATGTTCCAGATGCACTGACTAAATTAGATTCAACATATCTGCTATATATACATATTCTTTTTTTAGTAATGACTTTCATTTCTTCGAAAAATTTTTTTTGATGTGTGTCGTATTTTTCACGAATAAAGATATCTGCATTTTCGTATTTTTCAGCTTTCCATGGTTCGATATTGCTCGCCCATAATTGCCAACCTTCCACGGTTTCAACAGGTTCTAACAAACGAAAAGCAACACCACAAGCTCCTTGAAACCGAGCTGTATCAGAATCAAGCATGGCAAACCGCATATCGTTTACTAACTCTGTTAATCTGTCGAATTCTTCAGGAGTTTTTGTCTCATTTCTGACATTCCCTGAAAACAAGTCTTTTACCTTTGAACCCATTTTTTGCAATATAGATTTGCGTTGTTCGGTAATATCATAATCCCACTTAATTGGAATGCCTGTGAAATGGTCAGCTGCTTGGTCGATAATAGTATTGTATAAACCAGCATGAAGTTTATTATTCACTTTTATAATCTCTGTGTTTGGTTTAGGTCTTCTATCGATCTCATTTTGTTCGCTTGTATAGGCTTTGTACTTACGCTCTCTATCATCAAAAAATGGCTTCATTTCAGTAATAAAATCATTAGGATCGAAAACTTCTTCATTAATTTGTGTAGAATATTTTGTTCGCACTCTTTTATACCGCTTCAAACTTAAATTGTTTTGAAACATTTTCCCACCTCCTAATATTGGATAAACCTCACATTATTTTTATCCATATCTTCACTGAAAGCATATCTTGTCGCATCAATTGTATGGTTGTCTTTATCTTCTAACCTAGGTTTAGGATTACCGTCTTTATCAGTTTGATAATCAATATTCTCAAATTCTTTAGCAATGTTAGGAGTTTTTAATGGATCAATACAAATAAAATCCAAATCGCCTAACCATTCTTCTCCATACTCAACAGAATCAGGACCTTTTTTTACTCCGAAAACTCGTGGCATACCATGTTCACTGTTTAGCTCTGCTATTGATTTAGGCTCTGCTGAATCAGCTGCAATTCTATCTGATATATATCCTTTAGACTTAGCTTTATTAGCAAATTCCCTATTACTAATTTTCACACCATAAATTTCATCAATAGCATAGATGCCATTTTTCTTTTTGTCATAATGCCATCTAACAAATGCTAATGGATCAGTAGCATAACCGAAGTCAAGACCATTTCTGATATTGTCAAAGTTAGCAGCCATTTCATCAGTAATACATCCTTTTATTACTCGTAGATTATCAAAAGGAACAACTCCTGAACCAATAGCTTTGCCGTCATACTCCCACTCAGCACGTTTCGGATTTTTAGCCCTCGTAGCATTAACTTCTTCAATAAATGCTTGAGCTATGAATGGATTATCCTTATATGTTGAATGATGAACGAAAGTATTCTCGGGTTGGAAGCTAGATTCATATTTCTTATTAACCCATGATTGTCGTCGCTTAGGAGGATTGTATGAATAAAAGAATTTATAAAAAAGACCATCTGCTAATTCACCACGTAGTAATGAGTTAGTTATGGTTTTTACATCATCTTCTGTTTTAAACTCGGCTAATTCCTCAATCCAAGCTATAGCAAATGGAAATCTTGAATCCTTTAATGACTTAATTCTTTCTGGATTCTGTGCGCCACGAAAAACAATATAATTACCTCTAGGCTTATAGGTGATTTTCATAGGACTTTTATTTACTTTAAAATACTTAGACACACCTTGTTCTTCAATTGCCCACTTAATCTGTTCAAAAATAGATAGCTCAATCGTATTATCGACATATCTAATGGCCACAGCATTTACAGGATATCTCATAATCAATTGAACGATTATGTGTGCTATGCCAGATGATTTACCTGATCCACGACCACCTTTTTCAACAACATGTAATATATTTGAGTTTAATGCTATCCTCCAAGTAGTATGAAATGCTTTAGGAAGAAATTCAGATAATTTTTTACTCATATTCATCACCTGATATATCATCGATGAAAACTGGCATATCCATGTCTCCATTTGTAGCATCTAAACTAGCTTTAACTTTTTCAGTTTGAACCTTCAATAGTTGTAATTTGGCATCATTTGCTAGCAAAGCATTCTGTTGCTTAATAGCCTTTGTTAACTGATTGCTAATTCTTGTCAATGCTTCCTCAATAGCCAAAATGTCATCTAGTTTTCTAAACGTTTTACGAGTGACTTGTACATCTTTTAAAGCTTCTCTCTTAACAGTAACCATTTTCCCATCAATTACCGATGGCTCTTTAACTTTCCGAAGCTGCTGCAAACGTTCAACTTCTTCATCATTTAAGCCAGCCTCTGCATCTTTTATGCGTTTAAGCATTCTATATTGGCGAATTTTCAGGATTCTTATTTCTTCATCCAAAATAAAAAAAGGATCATCATTCAGATTAGAATAGATGTCCTTTTCTTCATCAGATAACATATCGGCAAATATTGTTTCGTATTCGCCAGTTTTAATAGCGTTCTTATTACCAAGCGGTGGCGAGGCTCGGCTATTACCTTTGTTGCCTACTGCGTTCTGATTACCAAAAGGAGCGCCTCCTCGATTAGTAACGTTACCTTTTGCATTGGTAACATTACCTTTCAATTCAGCACTCCATTTATCAATCGATTTCCATTTTCTAATTTGAGAATCTGAAACGTTCAATTCTTTCGCTAAATCTTTAAGAACCTTTTTGCCGTTTGAATCCAGCCAAATTTTCTTAGCTTCATCTCGGCGCGGGTCTCTTTTTCTAGCCATTCAATTAACACCACCTCATTCCTCATCTATCGTTGAGTTTTGTTTCTTATATTGATTCCTATATTTTTCCTGCCATATGATACTTTAAATAATTTTTAATATCGTAAAAGTTTGAGTCTAAGCAATCATATGAGTTTTTATTATTTTGTTTTGCATAAGCTTCCACTACTGCCCAATAATAACAACGATATAACTCTTTTTCATCTATGATTTCAGAAACGTTTGTTTTCTCATAATAATGGTATTCCTTCGACAGTTGCTTGTTGATTTTTCTTAAAATATCCCTAGCTTCTTTTTTATCCCCTGACCATATAAGTTCTTCGCCTTTATTTGCTAATTCAACATAATAATCAATATGTTCTTTTAGTTCATCCACAGATATATCTTCTTTATCAAAAGGAATAACTATTCTATTCATTTATACCACCTCCTTCTTTAATAAGTATACAATATTGTTTTAGTTTATTGGGCGTTGGTCGAGTATCGAAAATTTAAATACAATAGTCAAATGTAAACGACCTCGATAAAATGTAGGTTAAATTAAAAATCTGATATCCTTTTTCATGTTCTCTCTCCTAGTTGTTTTTATGTAATATTTGTTTATTGTAAGACAAACACTTTAATCCCTGTTATACTCATTGAAAGACAGCAACTCCTTTTTGCTTCATGTAACACTTCCAGTTATTTCAAAACATAATCTGCTGTCTGGCCACTAGATA